AAGAAGAAAGACCGTCACGAGAGTTCTCTCCAGTACCTGGGTTGGATATTACATCAAAGATACCTATCCCCTTAACCTGTAAGCCAAGAAGGCTTATGATGGTTTCGTTAGGGTTGTTATTTTCTAATATACCTGGAAACTTTGGCATCTTAATCTACTTTTATGTATATGATGGATCCAGCTCCAAAAGCTTGGGTGATTCTAGTTCTGTAGACGTGGTAGTCTTCAGTTACGCCAAACTCATTCTCTAAATCAAGAAGGCCCAAGTAGTAGAAATCTGTCTCTTGTCCAGCGGATATATCGGATATAGAATACAACGTCCCAGTAGCGCTACCATCTCTCATTTCGGTTACCTCACTGGCGTCTCCTCTGTAGATAAAATAAGTGTAATTACCTGCTGTGTTTGAGCTTGAAGTGGTTGTAAACGTGGTAGCAAACGTAGTACCAGTAGTCATTGTGCTTATCGCCCCATCAGCCGTGGTGAAGTTATCATACAGAGGAGTAACTGCAGTAGAACTACCGTCAAGCTCAGTTGAAGAAGAAACCAATATTCTGTACCTTCTATTCATGGTGTAGCTAGCGTTTCCGCTAATTCCAGCATAAGCAGCAGAGTCTTCTTCGCTTTTTAGGTCATCTACTTCCGCGTAATATGTAACGGTCCCAGAAGTGTTGTTAGCTAAATGAACGGTGGTGTAAGTTCCATTTCCAGTGTTTGGGGTCGTGTTCGTGTATATCGGAGTAGCATTTCCGCTTTGATACAATCGAACGTTGCTGATGTTAACTCCAGCTGTGTTTCTGGTGACCGAAATGCTTATGTCAGAATCATTGTTACCAAGGAATCTTGCCGCGTCACTGTCACTGCTTATGGTAGGATCGTCCTGTCTCGTTGGGGTTACAGAGACTGTAGGAGCAGAATAAGCAGATATAGATGTAGTGGCAGTTCTAGTAAATAGAGTTCCGCTCCCCAGGTTGCTGTCGTAATACTCTAGTTTATGAGTAAACAGATTTAGAGTTGAAGGGAAGGCTCCAATCGTTTCTGTAACGGTAAACGAATCGCTTACATTATTTCCGACTCCCCCGTTAGCATAATCACTTGCTGGATATATCTGAACGTAATTCGTATCGTCCGTACCGTATGCCTTCTCGAAAACTCTGTAAAAAATATTAGAGCCAGCATTTGCATTCGTATTTGTTATGCTAATGCTACCAGTAACAGACTGAGAAGAAGAGTAAGATCTGTAAGCAAAGTTCCCTGTAGAGAAAGTAGCTGTAGGATTTACAAGGTCTGTGAAAGCATCGATAAGGACTTCAAGTGCTGTCTTCCCGTTTGTAGGAACCGTAGCCCCATTAAGGTACTTTCCAAATGATTTCGGATGACTTGTAGAGCTAGGTATGTTTAAAACATAGTTTTGAGTAAACTTCTCTTGATCTACAGTTACGGTTCCGCCAGATTCGCTTATAGTAAAGTTGTTGAACGATAAAGCAGAAGGAGAGGTAACTGGCCCAGTACTTCCAGAAGCGCCAGATATAGTGCCTACAACACCAGTAGATCCAGTAATAGCAGCAATAAATTGCGACTCGGTTATACTCTGATCGTTCTGACTATCCTTATAGGTTTCGAATGAGCTTTTTCCAGTAGCTCCAGCAACTCCAGCAACTCCAGTTGCACCTTGCGGACCCGTTGGACCTTGGGGTCCAGTCAAACCCTGCTCTCCTTGAGGCCCTGCATCTCCAGTAGGTCCAACTGGACCAGTATCCCCAACAGGTCCAGTAGAGCCCGTGGCTCCACCGTGTCCAGACGACCCAGTAGCGCCTGTCTCTCCCGTGGCTCCAGTAGCGCCTGTCTCTCCCGTGGCCCCCGTGGCCCCAGCAGCTCCGTCCGAGCCAGAAGCTCCAGTAGCCCCTGTAGCACCATTTTGTCCAGCAACCCCAGTGGCTCCCGTGGCCCCGTCAGCTCCAGGAGCTCCAGCAGGACCAGATCCTAAGCCGTTGGATATAGTCACATTATTCTTTGCTACTTGGTTCAACGCGACCACCTTGGTCGTTGAATCACCAGCAACAATAGATACCTTTATGACATCACCGTTGGTGCTCGATACCTTTAAAATAGATGGTTGATCTACGCTTATAGGCATTACGATTCGGATATATCTTCATTAACTTTTATAGTGCCGTAAATCAACGTCTTTACCGTTGAGCCACTAGTCTGCTCAACGTCATACACATAAAGACCTGAAGGCATGTTTTCCATTACGCTAGCAGCTAACGTCAGATCAATCTTTTTTGCTGTTACCTGTTCAGCTGTAGCGTTTGTTACACTAATTTGAAAAGGGGTTGAAGAATCGTTTACGATGACTTCTCCAGTATCCGAATCCCTTACTTGCATTAAAAAATCGTCATTTTCCTGAAAGCCTGCTGTATCACCAGCAGCATTAGTAATGGTCAACGAAAGAGTAAAAGTATCACCCTTTCTGCACGTTATGTCTACCCTGGAAGCAGTGTCTAAGTTTATAGTCGTTGCCATTATCCTAATATTTCTGATGTTACGTCACCAGGAGCTGACTCGTCGGTTAACTCCCCTCTTTTGCCATCTCTCTGAGAGATAAGTTTACTTTGTTCTACGGCTTGCTTTTTAACCCTCTCGTCTTTCCTGTCATCCTTCATGGTCTCAATAGCAGCCTTAAAGTCTTTTTCTGTAGTCACACGAGTACTATAAGCTTCAGCCTTAATCATCTCGATCTCCTTATTAAAACCGTGTTTCACTTCTTCTAGTTGAGCTTCTAGTTGAGCTTTGAGTTGCAACTCCTGTGCCTTTAGCTGAGCCGCAAGCTGCATTTCTTGTTGCTTTGCTTCCGAGGTAGCTTTAGCAGAAGATTGCTGGATCTCAGCTTGCTGTTGAGAGTTCTGCATTGCTATTTGCTGCTGTTGAGCCATTCGCTTCTTTCTGCGAACTACAAGTAAACGTTCAGCCTGATTTATGTCTTTAAGTTGTCTTACAGCGATAGCGTCTTCAAGGTCGATTTCTTTTTGACTTAAAGCAATCTGAATGTTTTGCTCTAAATACTGCCGCTCAGCCTCCTCCATTTCTTTTACGACTCTAACGCCAAAATTATACATAGCTAGATCTCTGAAAGAGTTCAAGAGAGACATGTTCTCTTTTCCTATGGCGTTTTCATACATCGCATAAAGAATAGAATCTGGATGTATGATTTGAATGCACTTTACAATATCGCTACAAACCTTCTTGTAAAGAACCATAGACGAATTTGTTATATCGTATATAGCGTTATTAGCTGCAGCTAAGGCTTGATTTCTAACTCCTACTAAAGCGTCAGTCTTAGGAGAGCTAGCATCCATTACTTCGTTGATACCCGTGGCATCACGAATCATCTTTAAGTAGTGATTATAGAGGCCAATAAGCTCGTTTATGTTTCTTATACTGTTCCCTATTTCTCTGATTGGAGGGTTCTGGAATCCACCCTCTGGGTTTTTACTTCTGTAGTAGAAAACACCAGTCTGCTCGTAAATATCATGAAGATCTAGTGGCTGCAGTTCACCACCCTTCCCTAACTGAACATTCTCTAAACCTTCGATATCTATAATAATACCGTCTGGCTTTGCCTTTGCTACAGCTTGCTGAATCTTTAAGTGGGTCAGCTGAAGCTGATCAGCAAACCCGATGCAGCTATCAACCATAGACTTAGGCATCATGTCTAAGATGTTTGTAGCGCAAACAGAGTAAGAAAGATTCGTTCTGGATATGTCATGAATATTTCTAGGAACGTTATTCTTCTTTCCATAATTAAAGATAAAGTCAGTCCCCAAGATGTAGTACCCTCCGTATACAGAAGACGTCTCTAGCTTGGTAACCTCTCTATTGAATACTGAGTTTCTAGGAGCCTTGTAATTTTCACCTTTAGCGTAAAACCCTACGTTTCCGTACCTGTTTTCTTTCGACTCATAGTACTCACAATCTACTGACATAAACTCAAAGTCTAAGACCTCTATGATATATTCATCATAGCCAAACCTGGTTACGTCATTGACCCTATCGTAAGATGACTTCTCAAGTTTTGATCTATCGTACCCGTATTTCTGCTGAGCTTGAGCCGCTATCTTCTTATACTCATCTTCTGTGAATTCATCTCCAGCAAGCCTCTTGAGCTCTTGAATTGGAATTCTCTTTACGTGACCCGCATAAACCAGATCAGAGAAATTCGGATCATCGGTAAAGCTGTGAACAAAATCAATTGGATCTATATAATCCGTCTTTATACCGTAATTCGGATCATTACTTCTCTTTACTACGGCCATGCCTAAAACGGTCAGGTCGTTAACGGCCCTCCTGAGTATTCCTTCGTTAAAATCGTTCCATTCTAACGTAAGGTTGGTTGCTACCTGTGCGGCAATCTCAGAAGAAGACTTTATGTTATTTCCTATAAATATCTCTGCCTCTTCAAGTGTGTCTGGTATGCTATTTGAGTCTGCTCCAATGACAACGCCTGTCTTGTCTTCTATTTTTTTCAACTGAGCTTTAGCTGAAATAAGCATCTCCAGCTTTCTCCTCTCTTTATCTTTCTCTGAAGAGGAGATAGGGTCTACAGCTTCTAAATTAGGATACGGGGATAAAGAAAGTATCTTATTTACTACAATCCTTACAAACTTAGGGAGTATAGGAACTGGAGTGAAATCAAGATTAACCATGCTTCCATCTCCGTTATTTGGATCGAGAGATGTCAGAAGAGACTTGTAAATAGTTGTATCTTGAGTTCCGTTAGCGTACTTTCTGTTTTTTTCAAAGACTCTTTTTCTGTTCCTGAAAATAGAGTTTTGATTGTCCAGGTTTCCCCACTGATGATATACAGACTTAGCGTAGCTTAGTCCATATTCCTTGCCTTGCTTTTCTTCAGAAGAAGCTAAAGGGTCAGGAAACTTGGAAGATTTTTTATTGTTAGTATACATCTGCAATGTGTGGAGTCTTTACCTCATTGCAAATATAGTAAAACTACGAGTGCCAGGCTTTTGGCCGATAAGTCCTAAAAAACTTCTTGTCTTCAAAGCTCGCTTTTGGCTTTTCTTTCTTTTCTTTTTGAGCTGCAAGCAATGCCAGCCCAGAGCTTATGGTAAGGTCAAACTTGGTTCTTTTGTCTATCTTGTAGCCTATCCAATCCTCCAAGGTTCTATTGAACATCATCTTGCCCATTTCACCATTCTCTGGGTTTACGCCAACGTGGTCATGAATATAGGCTTCAATCGCCTGTGCGTGAGACTGAATTACATCTTGTGAATTAGACGGTATACCCTTGGTCCTAACGTTAGAGTGAGAGTTGCTCGTCTTTAAGAATTCTGGTCTATCCATTAGATATCCGTCGTAACCCCTTGATTCAAAGTACCTTGCGATTCCGTATTTGTTATTCTCTATAAGTAAAGGGTACCCGTAGAAGAAAGCGCACATAAGAACGTCCTCATAGAATATACTAGCCAGATCAGGACGAGAAGCATACTCTACAACAAACATGTTAGGAGGAACGTCCATATTGAACTTGTTGTACATATGAAGCGCTCCTTTTGATCCTCTTCCGTCTACCGTAGCATCTAGATCGTAGGAGTCAACACCTCCGACTCCAATATGAGCATTAGGAGCTACTCTCTTCCCTCTATTGTCAGCCTGCTTGTTTTTTAGATGATCTGGAGGTAGCCATGCGACTCGAAATCTTCCATTCGGATCTGGAGAAAACGCTACCTCTTCGTCTTTCTTTCTCCATACGAAGTTTCCTTGAACGACGGGGTTTGGATAGAGATCTTCGTTAAACTCTATTTGTTGATATATCTTTCCGATATTGAACAAGCTCCCCTCAATGCTATCTCTAAACGCTTCATCCTCAGTAAAAGGGAACTGCCTAATTATTTCGTTCAATTCAGAAGGATCGTCTTTAAATGAGTGACGTTCGTTTTTCAAATACTTTTTACTCCCTTGATCTATTTCTTCCCCGTCAATGCCCTTTACTGGAACATCAGGGTTTTCTATCACAGGATTTCCATATTGATCGAAAAAACCTTCTAGCGCCTCGTAAGCTGGTATGAAAATTCGATAAAGCCCAGATCTTGTGCGACCATTGTTATTTCTTTCGTTTGGATCTGAGTCATGCCAAAGCCCTCTGTATTCTTCCCCTCCTTTATCCATTGGGTTTACTGTACTGCCTACCAGAGCTTTACCCACCACCTTTTTACCTACAATAAGGCAAGTTCTTTCAATTCTCCACGCCTCACGGATATCGGTTGGCTTCTCCCATTTTCCAGCCTCATCGAGATACAGCATATGTAGCTTCTCTCCGTCGTATGCATTATTCGTGGTGTTCTTCCAATTTATAACACTGTTAAGAGCATCCCCCTGTTGCGATGTCTTGTTCTTCTTTGTAATACGTTTAGATGGCTCGCGAAACGCAAGCTCCATACGCGGATTAGTAGTACCGTCCTGGATAGGCTTAAAAAAGAAAGGGTAGCTGCGGAATATCGCAACTACCTTCTTCATGAAAATATTCTCCTGCGCGTCTTTACCAGTCTTTGACTGAATGCCGAGAAGCTTCTCTTTAACTTGACTAGCTTCGTCAACAAGGACAGCAGAGCATACATTAGTGTAGCCAGAACGA